ATTTGAAAATTCCCCACTCAATAAAATCACTTCCTAAAAGATATATATTATGACCTTCTTTATATTGTTTTTTCTCTTGTGCGGTAATTTTTTTAATTACTGGTTCATTAATCTTATCAAATTTTTGTTCAAAGCGAGCAACCCAATTAGCATTGATCGTGGTAATTCTTTCTGATCGTTCTTCGCTAAGGTGAGATGTCATACAACGATGGAGTACCACATGACAAAACTCGTCAATGTATACTGGTATTCTATGTTTCCTACAGTCTAATAAAATGGCAAGTGTTGCAGAAGATGCCTGCCCTACTGCATGAACTGATTTCATCCCTAATGTTTTTGCTATTTTAGCGAAACATTTCAAAAATGTAACATCACCACCAGGACTATTTATCATCAACGAAAATCCATCAATTGCATCTGGTTCAAACTGATTTAACTCGGAAGCAATATACTGCATAAAAGTAGGAGTTATAGCACCTTCATAAAAAATAAGCAACTCGCTGTCTGGTTTTACCAGAGACGAGACCTTTATCCCTTGTAGTTGTTCTTCATCAAACACATTCATAGATTCTCCTTAGACGAACAATTCGTCAACATCTTCAGTTTTTTGTTTAATAATCTTAAAAATGATTTCTTCTTTATCATCTTTTATTCTTTTTACTTCACCATGTTTTTCATTAAGTAAGTAGGTAAGACATTTAATCAACTTACTAGTCTTAAACCCAATATTGACCTTGCCCGTGAATTTTATTTCATCGTCATTTTCTTCCATAACAAGTTTACCCTTTACGATAACTTGCTCAAGTGCATCATCATCAAACAAGTCAACATCATGTATAGTACCTAACCAACTTACGGCATATGTTAAAGAACTTAGATGTTTCATTCTCTTCATTTCCATCTTTCGTTCAAATGAACTAAAGTCTAATAAACCATTTTCATATGGTCTAAGAATATTAACCCTAACCCCAAGACGATACTTAGCAATGAAACGAATATTTTCCATTACAACATCTTCAGTTTCGTCTAAACCAATCAAATAGTAGACTGCCACCTCCAATTTATACTTACGGATATTTTCCATTGCACGAACAATGACACTATGATCATCATAGTATTTGTTAACTTTCGCCAAGAAATCTTCATTGATGTTCTCCATTCCAGTCTTAACGTCTATCCATTTGGTTTCTTTAAGAAGTTCACAAATTTCTTCATCTTCGAACATATAAGTTTCGAACCCTTCTAAAGACATAAATTTCATCCCTTTGAAGTTCTTTTCCTTAATAGTTTGAAGGAACTTCTTAAACTTCTTTTTGTTCACTCCCATGTTATCATCAATGAATACCATCAACTTAACACCCATATTATAATACTGCTCAATCATTGCTACTGATTCGTCAATGTCTTCCATCTTATACTTACCATCATGGATGATTGGTACTGGACAAAATGCACACTTTCTTGGACATCCATTCGATATTCTCATAGTTGCCCTTAGTTTATTTTCTCCATCTGGATATAGAGGAAGTAGTTTCTCTGGAATCATCACGCCATAAGTATTGGTGTAAAGTTCTTTGATTGTCGTATTTGGGAAATTAGCAATTCTATCCTTGAAAACACAATAAGGACCAAATAATTGTACAGGTTTTTCTACTCGCTCAAGAAAGTATTCAAAGTATTCATACTTATCTCCATCTGGTGCATAATCACCTACTTGCACAAAATATGCATCGTAATCACTATCGTTTACAATCTTTACATATTCATCTAGGATCTTATATTTCTCTTCTTTTTTAATACCATAACACTTTAGGTTAAGATCAATTAGATCGTCACCTTCTTCTTGATATTTCATCAGTGCAAGAGGGAAAGGAAAATACTTACTATAATTATTCGTACTTGCTTCATAAGGAAGACTTAATAATAATTTACTCACTGCCCATCCCCTATATTTTTATAACTAAGTTTGACGTACCCGCCATTATGAGTTTCATCAACAGTAAATAATTCTAGATGTCGTTTGACCATACTAAGATTTTAACACCATTTTTCTTTTATGCAAATGCTTTCAAGCATAGATCATTCGAATAAATCACCGATATCATCATGTTTTGGGTTAGGAAAGTCAAACTTTCTACAATTTCTAATATCATAATTCAGTTGCCCATTCATGGTATCCATTATAACATGATGCATTTGCTTTCGTCCTTTTTTATTTAATTCTGGATCATTGACAATTAATTCTTCGAACCAAGTTTTAAAACATGTACCTTTTTGGAATGCTTCTTTGGGACGGTCGATAATTTCGTCAGGTATCTTTCCTCTAAAGGCATCAGCAAGATGTTGTTTCCATTGACTACCTTTACCAGTAGTGTGTTCGTTTTTTAAATTACACACAAACTCAACATAGTCTCTATCGAAGAAAGGAGTCCTACATTCGATGGTCCCATATTGCATGAATATGTTATTCCCTCTCAGCAAGTTTCCGTAATATTGTTTCTCGAACATTTTCTTTTTGATATCACACCAATCTGGTTTCTTAGACCACATTCTATAGTTACCATACGAACCAGCACTCTCATCGCTCCCTTCCCCCGAGAAGACAACCTTGTACCCATCCTTGGCAAGTTGTTCACCTACGAACGATAACATGATGCCTACTTGAACTTGAACATTCGAGGGATACTCGATAGTTCGACAAACATCCAGAAATCTTTGTTTGATGATATCTGGGTCTTTGGGTACTACTACCTCAACCAATGGCATCCCTACCCTTTCAGCAAGTAATCTTGCATGTTTTAGGTCAGATGAATCCTCGTCAAATTTCACAGTGTAGCATTTAATATTATCTACCCGTTGAGAAAGAAGGTAAGTGATAACACTAGAATCTATTCCGCCAGAATTTAAGGTCGCAATTGGTACATCGGAGATAGTTCTCTTCTGGACTGCCCTATCAAGTAGTTTATATGTAGTCTCCGCTACATCCCCCACATTACTATTACCATTTCCAATCCACCCATAATAGTTTTCTTGCGTTTCTATCTCAAATGTTTCCATATCAATTTCCATGTAGCAATTTTTTGGTATGAATTTTATATCTCTAGTTTCTTCATTACCAAACCCTGCCTTGATTGCTTTTATCTCAGAAGCAAGAAGAATTGTATTAGGCATCTTTGCTATATAGAGGGGAAGTTTACCTACCCAATCTCTACTTACAACAAGTTTTTGTTTTAGGTTATCCAAAATAATGAAAGAAAACATCCCATCGAGTTTTTTTAATTCACCTAATTCATAAAGAGGGAGAATTACTTCGCAGTCAGAATTAGATTTAAACTCGTACCCTTTTCCTTTAAGGTATTCTCTAAGTTCAATATAGTTCCAAATCTCACCATTGATTACCGCAGCAACACTGTTATTAAGTAGAAATGGTTGGTTACCTTCTTCGCTAAGGTCGTTAATTGCTAAACGAACATGGCCAATTGTTGTGGTGCGAACTAGTTTATGGTTTGTGATTGTGTAACAACCTCGGTTATCTTGACCTCGGTGTTCAATCGCTTTGGTCATAAAACCGGTTCTACGAGCATTACTTTTACCATTCTTTCCTTTTATTAGGACTGCTGTTATTCCACACATCTATTCTAAACCTAAAAATTGTTTTGTCTTCTTCATTTCTCCATCCTTGCTACGAAGATGCATTGTATGAGCAATTAAAGTAACATCGCCTAATTCATATTCACACTCTTTCGCTAAGAACTGTCCCATCTCTAGGACTGCGTGTGCATCTGCGTACCCTGCCTTACTTATTGCCATTGAACGAAATACTGCTGTAATATGCAACACTCCGTCTCTTGGAGAAACATTAATTGAACTACAACAAGGAGGGGACATCTCCTGCCATATATCGGTTTCTTTATAAACTGCCATGTGAAGTGTCTTCGCATTCTGCCGTCTCTTCTTCATTCTATAAATGAGGTGTGCGAATTGATTTCTCTCGAAACCACCACACTGCCCAATTAAACGACCAAAATAAGAGTCCCGTTTTTCATCTTTAGGTAAACACTCGTAAATATATTCAACGTCACCAAATGGATCTTCTTGCTTAGTAGGTTCCATAAAAGTCACCTTCTTTGCCCAATTCAATCTTCTATCTCCAAATATATCAATGAAACTATCATGGAGTTGGTTAGTCTCTTTACTAATAGTATATGGGTTAATGGTTACAGAGGCATTTCTAAATTCAATAATATCACCATACCTATCTCCATTATCAAGTAGTTCCTCTGCCATATTCTTGAAGAACAAGATAGGGTGAGTGGTGTCCATGTGGTAGCAGTTTTTCATTCAAACAAATCTCCAATATCGTTAGAAATAGTTTTATCCTCACCCTTACGGAATACCCACATAGGTTCGATATGTGTTGCTTTTTCGTTAGTATTTGACAATTTCGTAAACTCCTCTGCTTGTGTGTCGTCCTCTTTGGTGTTGGGGCGAAGAGACAACTTCATTCCATAATAACCAACAAAGTTAGCATCTGGTAATGTTTCAATGAAGTCACACATAGGTTCACATATTTCAATACGCTCTTTCCCCTTATATATGTCACTAATGTTTACGACCATGTGACCACCTTCTTTTATCCTAGACCATGCGTTTTTCAACACCACATAAAGAAAATCGTTTTTCCATTCTTCGATAGTCTTGTACCTAACCCAACTTTGATTAGGGTGATCTTCGTATCTTTCTGCCATAAAGTATGGAGGAGAAGAGAAAAACAAATCAACTTCTGGTAACTCACTATAGTCAACATCTTCGGCAGGTAGATTCAAAATAGTAGTCTTTTTCTCAAACCCAAGCAACTTTTCATAGAATTCTTTTTGTTTGAAATAGATCGGAAAGGTTTTAGTTGAGGGGTCAAATCCAATATAATGTTCGGCATTACTAGCATAGAACCCCGCAAGACGGTCACCCCACCCACAAGACATGTCCATATATGTTTTTGCCTTGAAGTGATTCAAGATATTCTTTACGATTGATGGACGAAACTGAGAAGCAACACTCGCGGCAATATTGAAGGAAGAGTGCCAAGTCTGCCGTGTTATCTCTTTATGCTTCATAGTCCAAAACGAGTTGAGTATCGTGTATAAACCTTGTCCAGTCGCCCAACTAGTCATCACACTAATGTTATGCTTAGTGTCACATTCATATCTATTTGTGCGTTGGAAAAAGTCACTCACTTTGTTGTATTTTGATTTACCATCGAATACCTTACCACCATAAGTACGTTTATAATCAAATTTAGATGTGATTGCAGATGGATGACTAATGTCCACTGGTTCCTTGCATAACTTAAAAAAGTTTTCAACTACGTCATTTTCAGTTATTTCTTTTAAAGGAAATGGTGGTTGCTTCTCAACAATGAAATCAACCATAACACGACGAAACGGATCTTTATCCCACGTTTGATTTAAGCTAACCCATTGTTGGTCAGTAAATAACGGAAGGTGATCTGGGTCAGCACACTCATCGATGTATGCCCACATATCATCGTAACCTTCTATATCTTCTTTATTACTCAAACAAATCTCCGATATCAGTTATTTTATTATAATCTAAGATACTGCGGCTGTCAAATGCTTTGTTGAATACCCACATAGGTTCAATGAATGGCACGACATTAATATCACCCGATTCTACTTCTTCGTTCCTTGTGTTAGGTCTAAGATTCAACTTCAAACCAATCTGTCCATCGAAAGTACAGTCACTTTTAGTTTTCATGTAGTCAACCATCTCATCACAAATACGACAACGATTTCCTTTTACAATAACGTCAACGATGTTGATACACATTTTCCCCTGCTTCATCTTTGCCCAACATTGATCTAAGACACTAAAAAGGAAGTTTTCTCTCCAATTTTCATATTCACCATATCTCTTCCAAGATTGGTTCTCTTCGTCATCACCACCTTTCCCATACTGTTCCGCAGCAAAATAAGGAGGAGACGAGAACACAAAGTCAATATCATCTGGAATCAAATCATAACGACCATCCTCAGCAGGAAGGTTTTGAATTTGGACTTTTTTAATCCCATCCATGTAAAAGATGCGACCATCTTCAATTATCTTTGGATCATGATTACCTAGAATTTTTTCATAAGCAATACATTGTTTCTTATAATTTTCAAAGGTGATAGGGTTAGGGTCGAAACCATAGTACTCAGTCGCAGAATTTGAGGTGTAGAACCCCGCAAGACGATCTCCCCACCCACAACTAATATCAATGATTTTCTCTGCTCTATACCCTTGATATAGTGCCTTCGCTGCCAATGGTTTGAATTGTGCCGCGATGTAAGTTGAGAGACGGAGAACTGACTTCATTCTCTTTCTATCAATATGATCATTACCCATTCTCCACAATGCACCAAGAGCAGATCTTAAACCATCACCACTCTCCCATGAATCTAACGTACTCGCCCTACTCCAAGTACCACACCTATGACGTGCTTTTTGGTGGAAATAGTCACTTACATCATTGTGTTGATGGTGACTATTGATTATACAAATACCAGTATCCTCAAAGGTATATTTAAAGTCATCGTACTTCTCAATAACTTTTCTTTGCCTTGAGTCACCCTTAACCTTAACAGTTTTTTCGTCTGGTATTTGAATGACGTGTTCAATGCGATAGGATAAAAGTTTCCTAAAACAATGATTCACGTCATCCATTGTGATAATTTCAAAAGGGAACCCGATCTTGTGCTGAGTAATAGCAATGACTAGGGCATCCCTAATCTCTTCCTTATCGAAGTTTTGATTTAAACATGCCCAATCACCTGTCGTATAAACAAGAATATTATCTCTACCTACATGCCCGATAATATCTTTAATGATTAAATTAAGTTTATCTAAATCTTCAGTTTTAATTTGTTTTTTTATAATATCACTTATTTCCATGCAGTTTTTTCTTTCGCTTCGAGTACCTTGTCAGCAAGACCAAACTTAACTGCCTCTTTCGCATCGAACCACTTGTCACGATCCATTGCTTTCTTCATTACACCAACTGACTTACCACAATGAACTGCCATTCGTTCATGTAGAAAATCATTAAGACGTTTAGTTTCCTCAAGAGTAATTTCCATATCAGGGAACGCACCTCTGGCACCACCGCTAACACGATGAATCATCACCCTCGATGAGGGAGTTACATAACGATGCCCTTTGGTTCCAGATGATAGGAAAAATGCACCCATAGAACATGCATGACCCATACATACTGTCTTAACTACATTGGGAATCATTTGCATTGTATCATATATAGCAAGACCACTTGTTACTGCCCCACCTGGGGAATTAACGTAAACAGTGATCTCCTTTTCACTGTTGTTAGCAAGAACCATCAATTGCGTACATATCAAAGATGCCATTTGATCATTGAAATCGGTATCTAAATAGATAATCCGATCCTCAAACAATCGTGAATAAACATCGAATTGTTCGTAACCTTTGTCAGTTTGTTCCCGTACAACTACTGGATGTGCCATTATTTTTACTCCAAAAATGTTAGGGATATTGTAGCACCAAAAATCTTTTTGTCAAATGCTATCGAAAAAAAGATTATGTTTTTTAATTTCTTCAAACGTAAGCCCATCACTATCTTTACTAGACATCTGAATTTCTACGTCTGGCGATAGATATGTTCTTGGGTCCAATGCTTCCGTTATTTGTAATGAATATTCGTCGTTACAGTCATAAAAACCAGTACATTTGTAACTAAATATAGTTTTATCTTCTAATGAGATAAACCCATGAGCATATCCTTCTGGCACATAAAGTTGCCTCCCAGCATTATTTAAGAAGAAAGCTTGGAACTTCATAAAAGTTGGGGAAGGTATTCTAAGATCTAGGACAACATCAATAACCGACCCTTGAAGAACAGAAACTAACTTCCCTTGAGGGTTTTTATGCTGAAAATGAAGACCTCTTACAATTCCCTTTTGTGAAATTGAAACGTTATCTTGTACAAATGTGAGATCATCATAGAGACCTTCCTTCCAAGTTTCTCGGAAAGACCCTCTAGAATCACCATAAACAGTTGAGTCGTAAATAAATACGTCTTTTAATTGAGTTGCTAACTTTTCTGGCATATTATTATTTTATAGAGTCCTATGCTCTGTCAAGATGAAATTTCTTTAACGGAGTTTGTTTATTACATATGAACTACCACTATGCTAAAGACATAGGGGAATTCTTGCTACTTTACGTTAAAGGTTTAAAATTTCCATCCACTGATCAAGATTATTTTCCATCCAACGCCCATTGAGGAATTGATATTGTTTCTTGGTAACTTCCATAAAATAGTCTGGATTTCCTATCAAGTGATCGATCATCGTTTTCCAAATGTCAGCATCTGGTTCCAAACAAATCTCAGCATTAGTCCTATCATAAGGACTCTTTAGACCAATACCATCAAAAGATGTGGTTATACATGGAGCACCAAGAGCACAACTTTCCAAATACTTAAGATCGGACTTCGCACTATTAAAACGATTTGGTACAAGCGGAGCAATCGTAACGTCTGGTTTTGCTCTATAGAATTGAATATTAGCAAGACCATAGATTGGAGACCAAGGAATAAACTCTATCTTACCTGTTTTGACCAAATCCGCGAATTCTGGTGGAATTACACCTTGAAACACCCATTGGTATTCATCTACAGTAGACTTAATCATAGGCATCAAGAACTCCAAGTCTCCCCCTTTTCCAAGGTGAGAAGCAGAACCACTCCAAAACACTCTAGGTTTTCTGTCAGTTTGATTAAATTCTCTAACTGTATTTCTATATGGTAAACTATACAAAAATTGAGGAAGATAGTTCCTAACCACCTTAATTTTATCTGCGTCAATACCATAATCATTCACATAAATTTCTTTAAGTGGTTCAGTAGAGAATGTGATTGAGTCTGCAGTCCTAAGCATGTGCATGTGATTATCTTTCTTTTTCTGATCAAAATATTTGTATGCAACTTCGTTGTGTGGCTGAATTTCCATCAACAAATCATCGATTTCATATTGAAGATTGAAAGTGAACCCTTTCTTTTTTAAATCTAGATAATGGTTCCACGCCATGGTCTGTGCGTCAGTTGCTTGTCTTTGGAACCTAAATGTACCAACTTTAGACACAATGTTAGGGTCGTTCTGATAAACGAAACAATTCATACCCATGACGTTCTTGTATGTACCAAGTAACTCAAAAGGCCATATACATCTAAAATAACCACACCCATTCCTATCCGCAACATAGTTAATTGCGAACTTTTGGGCATTAGGATTTTGTTGTTGTGCTACTTGTTGCATCTGTAAGGCATGTTGATACTCTCTATCTTTTATCTCTTGTACTTTCTGTTGCCCAACAATTTGTTTCGCTTCAACGTGTAAGTCTTCTTGTTGTTTTATCTTCTGTATTTCTACATTAAGACGTTTTTGGTCTTTTCTCTTACGTTCTCGCTTGAGTTTTTTCTCATGTTTTGTCGGCATAGTTTTTCTCCACTTCCAAATATTATACATATAATTACCACGTTTTTTCTAAATATCCCTAAATAAAAAAACCGTAATTCATAAACAATTAATATATAATAACTTATTAAGGATTTAAATATGGCAGGCACAACTAACTATATCGACAATAAGTTCTTAGAACAAGAACTTACCCATCTACACGACACATATAGAGTAGATGTGGAACGGGTCATGAAACAAAAAAAACTTTGTGAGAAAGACGCTAAAAAATTATCAAAGGGTGTAATAACCGACGATTTAGGTGAGATGTTTTTAAAGATAGCATATAACCTCATCAACAAAAACAACTTTAATAAATACACTTTTAAGGACGAAATGGTAGGGTTAGGTGTTGAATATCTTTGTAGATTCGCAAAGAACTTTGATGCGACGAACCCAAAAGCAAATGGTTTTAGTTACTGCACACAAATATGCTCTAATGGTTTTATCCAATCCATTACAAAAGAGAAAAAAAGAGCAGCGTTAAAGGATAAAATAATAAAGGCTGCTATGGAAAAGACAGAACAAAACAAATGGTTACAACAAGAAAAGGGACACTATTATGAAGATAATGATATGTGGTGATGTGCATTTTGGCATACGCAACAACTCGGTTAAGCATTTAGAATTTCAAAAGAAGTGGTTTTTAGAAGAACTCGTTCCTGCAATGGAAGAGAATGATTGTAAGACAGTCGTGTTTTTAGGTGATATATTCGACTCAAGGGTTAGTCTAAACCCTTACACTATAAAAGTAGCAAGAGATATTTTTTCTCAATTAAAAAATGACCATGGTTATGATGTCTTTGCTATACTAGGAAACCACGACATCTATGCTCGTAACAACAAAGAAGTTCATTCGTTGGACATTCTTAAAGAATACTGCGTGAACATCTTCGAAAAACCAAATAAAGTAGAATTTGGTGGTCGTTCTTTATTTTTCCTACCATGGATAGTTAAAGATGAAATGGAAGAAGTAAAGCAAAATCTAGTCAATAATAAATACGATGCTTGCTTTGGTCATCTAGAAATTAATTCATTCGAGAAAGTAGTAGGAGTTAAAGAAAAAGATGGTTTAGAGAAAGATTTGTTCTCGAATTGCGATAAAGTCTTTAGTGGGCACTTTCATCTAAGGAGAAAACAAGGGAACATTAATTACATTGGAACTCCATATGAACTTACTTGGAGTGATCACCTAGATGAAAAAGGTCTACAACTTCTAGACTTGGAAGATATGTCAGAGACTTTTATCCCTACTAAAAATACCCCAAAACACGTTAAGTTTAGTAACAAATTACACACAACAAAGGACATCACTAAGAAAACGGTAACTAACAATATAGTTAAAGTTTCTTTTGATGATAAGATAACAGAGGTAGATAAGATTAAATTTATAGAGAAAATTAATTCTCTCGAACCTTTCTCTTGTTCTACTGATGACGAAGGTGCATTTGACCTTGACCCTGATGCAGAGATTGACGGTGATATAAAAGACACCTTGGGTTTCCTGACGGACTACTTAGAAAATATTGCGGAGTTACCAGAAGGTTTAGATAAAAAACACACATTGGAATTAATCGACGAGTTGTATAACAACTGCGTCTAATCATTCTTTCTTTTCGGAATCCTTCTTTTCAGTTTTCTTTGAAGGGGTTTTCTTCTCTGAAGAGTTTCCGCTTGACGATTTCTTTGTTTTACCTTTAGGTGACTTTATAGTTTTTTTGATCTTTTCTTGTTGCTTTGCTTTCTTCTGTTGAAATTCTTTCTTAGATACTTTATTAATTTCATTTTGTTGAGCATCACTTTTAACTACGTCATTAACTGCTTTTTTATGTTCTGCGTTTTCGATTTCGTTATAATCTTTATGGAACTTCTTGCCAGCAACCTTATCTTTTACTTTTCTTTTTGCTGTGATATCGGCAAGTCTTTTTAATTCACGATCAGGTTTGAGTTTTTTTGCAGCCTCACCACGCTTCTTACCTCTTAGTTTATTATTTGATTCATAAACAAAGATTTTATCGAATAGTTCGTTGATATGTTCTTGGTAATCCATTATTCACCACCACCATCACCACCATCACCAACTTCACTAGAACCAGAAGCATCAAAGTTATTAACACTAGTACCGAATCCCCATCCATTTCTAGGTAATTTAGATCTTTTTAAATAATCTTCTTGTGATTCGGTATGAGGCATACCTTTGCAGTTATCGTGGAGTTGTTGTTTCACCATGTCAGTCCAAGTGTTTTCCCACTTACTCTTTTCTGCGTCTGTACTTTTCTTCGCCATTAGTATTCCCTCGTTGTGAATGGTTTTGGATCAATGTTATTTTTTAATTCCATTATCATCAGACGGTCTTTTAATTGTGAAATCAACTGCCATTGTTTAGATATTTGAATGCTCTGTGTCTCATCGGTTTCTTTATCACCTTCTACCGTTCCGACTCTTTCATCCAAACGTGCCATGAATTGACCCATTTCCACTTGAGTCTTTAGTGACCAGGACGTTAACCCCATACAAATAACAATAAGCAAATAAACTATTGTATTGTTAGTACTCATAACTCCGTCTCTTCTATCAGCCAAATGTCAGTCCTTAATGATCCCAACATTATTTATATTTATTTATAAGAGAGGATCTTTTTTTAATCAGAATTGAGTACTGCCGCTTGATAAAGTCCATGGGCAACCGCAAACAAAGGTTCTTCGGCATGCCTTACTTCACTAATAGGAATAGGAAAATCACCTTCAGACTCTATGATTTCTTTTAGAGTATCAACGAAACCACCTACAAGAGAAGTTCCGCCAGCAACTACAACTGGGATGGGGTCGAATAAGTTAGGAAGATCCTTCTTATCCTTGCTATTATATAAGTGCTTAATTTGAGCAACAAGGTATTTTAAAAGAGTTTTATAGTAAATTGCAATCGCTTTCTCATATTCAGAATTAGGTGTTTTAATACTCATTCCTCTTTCTTTATGATGAGTCATAGTGTTTGCAGTATCATTAACTTGCTTTGCTGCACTTTGGTCAATGTAGTCACCACCTCTTGAAATAGCGAAAGTAAGAATAGGCATTCCCATATGAGCAAAACATACATTACAATTGTGTACGAAAATTCCATCAGAAGTAGCAAAATTATGATATTTATCAACAGTCATATCATAAACTTCTGTTTCTTCTTCATAAAATTCAACAGAAATTACCTTATGATTGAATTGAGATTCTTCCATTTCAAGTTTATCAAATTTTCTTTTCATACCTTCTTCGTATCTTCTTCTAACATCATCTCTTGTCATTGCTTCTTTTGTACGTTTGCTTATAACCTTTTTTTGCTCTTCAGTTAAAGTTTTACCTTTCATAAAATGATCAATTCGTGAGTTATGACCAGACTTAACTTCCCAAGAACTGTTAACCTTTACTTCTTTTTCGAAACCGCACCCGCACGCACATTCTCTTATTTCTCTTTCTATACGTTTTTTTCCCTGTTGCACTTTACTAGTTTCTTTAGAAATTTTTTCTCTTATTTGGTTTGCCTTGTCATAACCATGAATTACTTCTAACGCTTTTCCTTTATTATAAGGAGTTTCTCCTTCTTTAAATCTACCAGAATTATCCATGCTTTTGTGTTTAGTTGATTGTTTTTCTTTCATTTCTTTTGCTTTTTTATCCCCAAAACATTCTTCATATGTTTTTCCTTTTAGATATTCTTTAACCCATTTTGAAAAATTTTCGTGTATTTTTTGGTGTTCTGCTCTATTAGTTAATAATAAGTTTTCAGGAGTGTTATCACTAGGATTGAAATTAATATGATGAATAATATCATCTTTAGTTAACTTTACCCCGTGGAATTGTTCATAAATATACCTGTGTTCTGATTTTTGCCTTTTAGTCAAATTATTTTTGATTTTTCTATAACCTTTTCTTCCATCTATTTCGCTGTCTTTTAAATAGAGAGGCATTAAACTATCACCATTTTTTAAGTACTGTGATTCTAAAAAAGTACCATCCCTCATCATTATTTTATGATCAGGAGTACATCTTAAAACCTCTCCATTATCCAAATTAAGTTTTACCATATCTTTAGTGGTTTTTACTTTATGTGGGTTCCATGCTTTTCCAGGAACTATACTGCCATCGTCCTTAGAGGAATACACCCAAAACGTTTCATCTGAATGATTTTCTGTTAAATCCTTTATGGTTTTGGTTTCTCCATTTAGTAAAGGTATTTTAGTATCTCCATGCAGACACATACCAGCACCAAATGACATCCCAATACCAGTGAAATTATCTTCTTGAAGTTCAGAAAATACTACCGCAAGACCTTCATTCATGACATTCACATTTTTATATCCTAACTTAGTGAACACCTCGATAAGAGTTTCTCTATGATATTCAACATCATAATCAGCATCTACAGGTTCGGCAGGAACACAAAAGAATAAGGTATCATCACCTTCTGACTTTCCAGCAACTGCTTTAATAAGTTCACCTACCATTGCTGCAGACTCTGGTTCATCTGGGTTAAGAACACCTTGAGACATTGGACGAAGGGTTTCTTTATGAACCGTTCCTGCCATTTTATATGCAGAGTCACCAAGAATATAAAGTGTTTCGTCTACTTTAACGAAGTGTGAACCAGTCTTTTTGAGCATCTTTTCCCCAAACATTGGGTTTGCTCCACCTAAAAATTCTTTTGGATCTACTTTAAAAAAACAATCTCTTACTTTACGAAATACAACCTTTCCATCACCTTCACCCTTTTCGGCAGAAGCAATATACCCAGTACCAATATCAACCGACACACATCTACTCATACTAAACTCCTATGTTCCATCTTATTATACTCTTATTTATCTTTATTTTTACCAACAGAATCAATTTTCCCGTCAAAAGATGATTCGATCACAAAGTCTTTTTTCCGTGATGTAGTGGAAGGTTCTTCTATTGTTGGACCCGTTTCTTCTTTTTTTTCTTCGAAATCACCTAAACTAGGTCCAGTATGATGGTCGGGGACAGAGTTCGATACTATAACCTGCCCATCCGAAGAAAGGCAAAATTCTAAAATATATTTCTTACCTTCTTGAATTCCATCTAATTCAAAATTTATTTTCATGTAAGTGGATCTGCAGGGAATTGAACCCTGTTTCTCAATAATCTCTAAATTAAAAATCTACGATCATATCTCAATGTTAAAGGTTTTAGAATTCTAGTGATCAGTACACTGAGCAAACATAACACTATCATTCCCATTCTTTAGTCTCTTGACGGTGGAGAGTTTCTACATAGTGGGTTAACATACAAGATTACAACGTAGTCAATCTACTCGTATGTTGCAGTTCCTTGTTTAGAGGGGTACTGCGGGTGGTCTTAGACTAAGACTGCTTCTTCTTCAACAGAATCTGCAATAGAATTCATCATAGATGAAAACGTGTCTTGGTCCATATTAGCGAAAGTGCCAATTATTATTTTCTCGTTTTTTTACGAGGCCAACGAAAATCCTCGAATCGCATTCTAACCTGATAATCACCAAGTCGAAGCCAAATCAGACCCAAATTGTCAAAGAAAAACCCCGCGGTTTATGCATTGTTAAGAGGCGTGCGGGGTTTGATACTATTATTTATAACAGAAAAGTTCTATTAGTCAAGTACTTTCTTACAATTCTTCTGGATCTTGCATTTCTGGCATGTTGTTATCACCCAAGGTTTCATCAGTTGAAGGTGTTTCTTTAACAGTTTCCTTATAGATCTCTTCGATCTTAGAAATGTTTTTACCTTCTACACGAATTCCACCTTTGAGATAATCAAAAATCTCTGCTTCTTTAGGGTATTTCGCTGCTCTAAGAAGTTCGTGTGCCGCTCTATAAGCATCAAAGAGCATATCACACACTTGATTCTTGAGGTTTCCTTCTTCGATTTTTTTTAACTTTTCACCAGTTTCATTATGTACTTGTTGCTTAGATTCTGAGAGAGTAACATCACCTTGAACATCACCACCTCCAGAAACACCTGCTTCTTCGAGGATGTAGTATTCTTGGATTTCTTTGAAACTTAATACTATTTCTTCGTCTTCTACTGGTTCCTCACCTTCTACATCAGGTGCTTCTTCGGGAGTAGGTTCTTCTACATCAGGTGCTTCTTCGGGAGTAGGTTCTTCTACTGGAGCAACGAGTTCGTCTTCTGCTTCGTTACCAAACCAGTTCTTTTCCTCGACAACGTTAGTCTTACTCTCGTTGAGTTTTTTTACTAAATTTACAAAATCTTTTCTCATGTTTACCCTCGTTATACCTTTATTTATATTTATATTTTATTCATTACGTGGTTTTTGTATGATAACTAAACAATACGTGGTTTTTGTATGATAACTAAACAACACGTGGTTTTTGTATGATAACTAAACAACCATATTGGCCATCTTTTATCTCAAAA